GTATATTTGTTTTCATAGAAATCTGATTCTGAGATAGCAAACATTTTACTATCGCAGATTAAACATTTAGCAAAGTGTATCATTAGATACACTCTAGACATTCACACTTAGGAGCGTTAGCAGAAAATAAAATTCTGATTAACGCCTTGCGTTGTGAAACGCTAAGACCATAAGATGATTTACAACCACCATTATTCCAATCGTGAATGATACGATTTTCTAACGCACCAGATATACCTAGTGCTAATCCAATATTTACTTTATTTAGTGTAGTCATTTTAGACCACCTTTCTTTAGTGAGAGTTTCTCACTTTCTTTATACTGTAAGTCTAACACCTACCACTGACATTTCCTCGGCGTGTCGCAGGATTCGAAGATGAACAACAGATGAACAACAATCCACAGCCTACGTATCACCCTGTGGATAACTTCTATCCCGGGGCCATTAGACAAAAGATCCCCAAATGTCTAGCTATTATGTGGTGTATATCACTAATTACAACGGTGTCATTCACGGCGTGTCGCCTTGACTTTTGAGGTATTGTGTGTTATACTTGCAGTATAGAAAATTAAATAAGGACAATTTGGCTAATGAGCCTACCGAATAAGTCGAACATCTGTTCGAATGAGCGTAGCAAATAAGTGGTCTAAATCACACAAAAGACACGGCGTGTCGCCTTGACTTTTCGGGTATTGTATGTTATACTTACAGTATCAAAAATTAAATAAGGCAAAATCCTAGTGAGCCCTACTAAGTAGGCAAATAACCTAGGTCAAGGAAAAAGATAACACAAGGTTATCGCATTAAAGAAAGGAATTCAATATGAATTCACTACATACTCCTACTCTACCTTTTACAGCAGGTAGCACTACTACTTGCGCTAATTGCGGTAAGTCTATCCGTTATCAAAACGGCGCACCTCTATCCGCTTTCGCTGCTACTGATGGTAGTGGCTCTATGCGTTGCTCTAAGAAAGGTAACTAACCATGAGTAGGTTACTAACAAGCATAGTGCAATTCGCACTACTAGCAGTAACTATCCCTATGGTAGTTATGATGATTAAGGACATTAAGAATGGAGGTCTCGAATGATAGTTACACTTACAAGTTTCAACGGTAACGTTAAGAAAATTAACTTACCTAACGCTGAAGCAGTAAAAACTTTTCTAGTAGAGTTACCAAAGAATACTCCTATGCATACACGATTAAATTTTAATTGTGATGTCATGGGATTTCAAGGTTTCATTACTGGAACTAAGCTCGATAAGTAGGCTAGGGGGGGGGATCTCCCCTTAGTGTGCTCACTAATTATTTTATATTTATTTTTCTAGTTTATGTATCATACATCTGACAAAAATATTCAGATTTTGTGAAAATAAAAATTTTTTCAGATTTCCAGGGTATACGCTATAATAGATCTATGGCTATATTAGACAATTTAGAGAACTCAGATTTTTTGGGGGATAGCGGAGAATATCTTCCATTCTTCCATAGATATCCATGTTATCCTGATCCTATGTATGATATATCTGAAAACAAGGATATCCAATTTGAACATCAAAATCTGGCGGTAAAGATATTTACAGACACATGCTGCAATAGCTGTAGCCATAAATCAGAATCTGATCATAACACAAATAACTAATCTTCTATAACATTCCAAAAAACGGGTATGGTATATCTACATCCACTGGTAACTTCTTTAACACCATGCATATAGTGTTCATCTCCTGGAAAAGCAAGAGCGTTTCCTGCTATTGGCCTTTTCTCTATATCATGTTGGGGAAAGAAAACCTCTCCACCTAGATATTCATCATTTAAATAAATGATAGAACCTATATCGTAATTTGGAAAAAAGTATTTATCATAATGCGGTATTTGAAAATTTCCAACAAGCCATCTGGCAATAAATGGAATAGGGCGCTTAACTTTAACATTATAAAACTCAGAAATTTTTATTGAAAATCTATTTTGAATTTCAGAAACAAGGTGGTATGTTTCAGGGGAATTTTTTAAAAACTTTTCGTGATAGGTCACCCTATTGTTCCAAATATCACCCGTTAGCTTATTATCCCAGATATCCACATTTTCAGCGGTATTGACAATAATGTCTAACTCTTCTTTAGTAGCAATACTATCAACTACTAATATCTTATCTGAAGACGTTCCAAAATAACCAGATTCAATTACCATTTTCCTATTGGACACCGAGCTTTCTCTAAAGTAGTTTTTAATTTCATAAAACATCCACACTTTTTACATGTTTGTATTTTAGGTCTAAACCATTCACATGTTTTACAAATTTCGAGGCGGGATATAGAAATCTCTTCTGGCGTCTTATCTCCATTAATTAAATCCCAAGGCTTAACACTATCTGACATATACAAAGTATATCCTATACGGCTATATAAAGCTATTGACGTATATTCCTATAGTAAGGTTTGGCTTATACTTAAATACCCCCGCAAATCAGGGATATAACCCTTATTAGACATATTGGAAGTTTCTTCCATAGTTGTCTATGGGAAGGTTTGTATAACCTCTATTTCGGCGCAGTTTTAATTTTCGCCAAATTGAAATCTAATTATATTATCTCAAATACTGGTATAATATATTTCATGACTGCACAAGACTGGGCTGCGTTAACATTAACAATACTTACAATTATAACTATAGTTGCAGGTGGAATTCGTTGGCTCGTAAAACATTATTTAAACGAACTTAAACCCAATTCTGGATCCAGCTTAAAAGATTCCGTTGTGCGCCTTGAAGAAAAAACTGACAAGATATTCGATCTATTAATCGAACATTTAAAAGATCATAATAAAAAATAATTTTCTATATATATAATATACTTTATATCTTAAAAACTTATTTACAGTATATTCTTTTCTTTATATATTTTAAGTATACACCATAGATTCCTGGCTTTCAACTTCAAATACCCTGGACTTTATAACGATTTGATAACAATTCAAAAATACTCTGGATTTTATACTTTTTAAATATTATTGTCTAATTATAATTATAACTTTTTGTTATAAAAGTATATATTCTGGATTTTATTAAAAATATAAGATATAATCTAGTTAGACTCTTCCCAAGGTTGCTACCCCCACCCCACTGCGCTTTGGGAATAGTCCTTTTTTATGGTATAATCAATTATTATGTGTGCCCCTACAATAGAAAAACATGGCGCTTCGCCAGCAAACATTAAATGGTCTGTTGTTCGTGGGGATAGCGCAACCCTAAAAGTAGAATTTTTTGAAGATGATGAAACCACACCATATGATACTTCAGACTGGACATATAGATCTACAGCATATGATTCTACTGGAGATATTTTAGATGAATTAATTACCACCAGCGATGATGGGTATGTTGAAATATTAGCCCCAGCCAGTATTACAGAAAATTGGGGTAGCTCTAAATACCGTTCAGTTGTTGCTGAGCTACAATTTGACTTACAGGTAGTAATTGAAGGCGGTAGCGGTCAGAATGCAGACACTGTATGGACTCCAGTAATTGGAACTATATGTGTATTAGGTAATGTAACTCCAGGTCTATAATGCCAATAGTAAAAGTAACAGCGAAAAAGGATAATCTTCCACCAATTATTAAAATTGGTAAAAAAATATTTAAAGTAAAGAAATAATTTTTCCATGGCCCAAAGCATGGACTTCCCAGATGTTTCAAAAAAGAAAAAATATTCAGATACTGTAAAAGAAGTAGTAAATACAGAATATGTTGCTGTCCCAGGAATTCAGGGTGAACGTGGGGATATAGGACCTGTTGGGCCACAGGGAATTCAGGGCCCCAAAGGTGATAAAGGTGATAAAGGCGATATAGGAAAGCAAGGGCCAATTGGACCAAAAGGAGATCCAGGAAAGGGTGGCCAAGGCTACGATAGCCCATCTGGACAATACCCAGGGTGGGCCTATTATAAAAATGCAAATGACAATAAAACAAAAATTGGTCCAGAAAGAGGCGATGATGGCTGGGTATCTGTTTTTTTAGAAATAGACCAAGACCAAAGTATTGAAAAATATATTCCAAACAGTTCTGTATCACTTTTAAACGAAATAGCAAAAAAAATTAATTTTAGAGCACTACAGATAGGTGCAAAGGTTGATATTAGATATGATTTAGAGGTAGAGACTTATGCCAACAATACAGAAATATGGGTTAGAACATTTTCCGTAAATGAAGAAAACTCTGTAACTGGATATTTAGGAAATTTAAAATATCAATATTCTTATGATTTTTCTTTGTGCCAAACCATTTTTTTACAAAATAAAGACGTTAAGGCTTTTGGTGGTATACTACAAGTTAGGTCTGATAATGAGGGCTCTGTTATACTAAAAGGAATATATATATCAGTTTCCTAATGGTATAATATTATAGGAGGAATAATGGCATTTCCAGGAACATATAATTTTAACTACTACCGTGGTGATACTGCGGAGTTTGTAATTCGTCCCAAAACAGCAAACGGATCTGATTATAATTTAACAAACTATAGTGCAACATTTACTATTGCAAATAGGCGTGGATCAACAGGAACTCAGTATGTAGCAGCAGCGACAGTAAATACTACAACAAATATTATTACCTGCACAATAACACCATCCGTTGGAAGAACTTTAGCTGCAGGCACATACGTTTATGATGTTCAAATTACTGATGTTATACCAACCCCAGACGTTATTCTAACTATTTTAACTGGATCTATAACTGTTACCGATGATATTACTGGTGCTGTGTAATGCCAGATGTATTATTAAATAACGATGATGTTACTGTTTTAGGACCACCAGATACCGTAGAGGTTTTGGTTGACATTGGGCCAACAGGAACTCGTGGCAGTCAGGTTTTTGCGGGTATTGGAAATCCAAACGATATTCAAATTGGACAAACCCCAATACTAAATGATTTATACATAAATGCTTCACCAGGAGATGAGTATGCATATATGTATCAGTATGTATCCCGACCTGGAGGAAACACTTGGATTCCATTATTATCTGTTAATCCAACCATTTATTCAGAAAATTTTTTGACTGTTTTTGCTTCTGGGGCAGCAACAATATTAATACCAATTTCAGATATTATTGATACCACTGGAACTCCTTTATCTGCCGATAACTTTAGTATCCAATATAGTATTGCTCATGACAATCCAATAGCATCTTCTATGACTATCCCAGCACTTGCTGGAACTGATTTAGAAATTAATTTAAAGGCAGTAGAACACAGAACCGATATAGATTCTGGTCCATATGGAGACTGGGCACTTTTAAATGATGAGGTTTTAGTTCACGTTTTTATATCGATATTGGCAAGTCAGGAGTCTTAGTATGTATACTTATGATATAATTTCTAAAGAGGTGATTTATGGCAGTTGAAAGTATTGGCAACTTAGTTCCAACAAAAATTCCAGGGTATACAGACGCTGCTGATATTCAAGCAGCACTACGTGCCTACCACTATGGATCATATACATTTGATACCGCTGAGACAGATCCAACAGAATTAATAAACCCATCTATTGCATATACAATTAACAGTCTTCAAGACCAGATAGATAATTTTGATATTTCCGATGCAGTTGCAAAAGCTGATTTTAATGCTAAAGGCGACCTTCTTAGTGCATCTGCAGATAATACCCCCCTTATATTAAATTCTTCATCTGTTGGAAATGGAAAATTTTTAACTACAAATAGCGCTACTGCTACAGGTTTAGAATGGGTAGACGCTGGAGTAACATTAACTAACACCGTAACCCTGACTAACAAAACATTAACAAGTCCAACTATAACAACTCCAGCATTAACTCTTTCAACATCTGCTTCTTCAACAGATGGAAGAATTGCTTGGGATACTGTAAATAAAAAAATTAGAGTAGGAAATTCAACGGCAGGAATAGATTTTGCTTCATCAACATTAACAATTTCAACACCAACCTTTACATCAAATGCATATACTGCAATTGGAACAGATAAAGATAAATGGCTAGAGTTAAACAATAGTTCTACAGCTGGAACATTTTTTATTAATACAGATGCTGCTATTGATTTTCCAATTGGATCACAACTAAACATTATTCAAACCGGAACAGGGCAAATCACAATTGCAGCAACTACTTCAGGAACAACGACTATAAATGGAACCCCAGGTTTAAAGTTAAGAGCACAATGGTCGTCAGCTGTAATAATTAAACGTGCAGCAAATACTTGGGTAGCTGTTGGAGATTTGATTGCATAATGCCAATAATTCCAGGGGTGTCAGCATCGTCTGATGGACGACAACCAAGCGCACCAACAATAGGAACTGCAAGTGCTGATAATGCTAGTGCAAGTGTTCCTTTTACAAATCCTTCATATTTAGGAAAACCATCAACTAATAATATATATGTAGCTTTATCTTCTCCAGGATCAGTTACAGCTTCTTCTGCAACATCTCCAATATCTGTTACAGGATTAACCAATGGAACAGCTTATACATTTACAGTAACAGCAAGAACGAGAAATTCTGATAATAGCGTTATTGCTACTTCTATTCCTTCTTCAGCCTCTAATTCTGTTACTCCAGTTGCCCCACCATTCTTCCCACCATTCTTTGCTCCACCATTCTTCCCACCATCCTTCCCACCAACACCAGGACCAGATCCATTCTTCCCACCAAAGTTTAGCGTTAAGTGTATTTCTAGCAAGTCAAAAATACTTACAACAGCTGGATACGTTAACGCAGAAGATATTAGGGTTGGAGATAGGCTATTAACAGTGGCTGCATCAAATTTAACCAACACCCATACCTTAAAAAATATGACAATATCAGATACTGTTGAGTTTATTGAAGTTGAAGTTACAACAAACAATATAGATCAAAAGCCATTGATTAAGTTTAATGATATTGAAGATATGTTCTCTCCAAACCAGCCAATTTATATCAAAACAAAAGATGGAATTGAGTGGAAGAACACGGGTGAAATTTCTATTGGAGATATGCTAGTAAGAATTGATACAGATTCTGGAAATGTATCATATATGCCTGTAGAAAAAATTGAGAATCTTGATGCTGGAAATGTTCATGAAATTAGAACAACACCTCATCTATGGTTTATTGTTGGAAACTATTTAGTAGTTTCTTAATAAAAAACAATATTTAACATGGGGGTTATTTATGGAATTTGACAACTCAACAACAGACCTTTGCTTTGATGACATATTGCTTGTCCCTAAGTATTCTAATGTAGAAAGCAGATCAGATGTTTCTTTATCTTCAATATTAGGAAATCCAAACAATCCAAGTGCTTGGATATATTTAGGTGTTCCAATTATGACCGCCCCAATGGAATTTATAAATAGCACATCAATGATAGAAGAAATTGTAAATTTTGGAGGAATGGCATTTGTTCAAAGATATCAAGACAACGAACAAAGGTTTATCCAGTTTAATTTATTAAAAGAAGAAGTAAAAAAAACAAATAGGGTGGCATTTGCAATAAGTGTTGAAGAAGCAGAAGACTTTAATTTTATTGATAAAGTATTAAAGAATAGTATACGAACACTTTCTATTGATACAGCCTTTGGCCACACAACATATTCAATAAATGCTGTAAAGAAATTAAGATCTATTGTTCCAGATGATATACATATAATGATTGGCAGCGTTTCTTCTTATGATGCATACTCAGATTTAATGAGTGCTGGTGCAGACTCTGTAAGAGTTGGTATTGGGGGAGGTTCTGCTTGCACCACTAGAGTTGTTACTGGATTTGGAGTTCCAGTCCTAGGATCAATCATGGATATATATAAAAATATAAAAAATGATAAAGTTAACGGCATTGTTGCTGATAGTGGAATTAAACAAACTGGAGATATATTAAAAGCTTTAGCTGCAGGAGCTTCTGTAGCTATGATGGGCTATATGTTTGCAGGACATGAAGAATGTGATGGCAAGAAAGATGGAAAGTTTTTATTTCGTGGTTTAGCTTCTGAAAGTATAAAAGTGGATAATCTTGGCAACCACACAGACGAAGGCGGATTGCGACATATCGAGGGCGTATCTGGGTATTTAGAAAGTAAAGGTAGTGTCCAAAACACCTTAAGGCAAATGTCTGAAAATATTAGAAGTGGATTTTCATATTGTGGATCAAAGGATATTAATTCTTTTAAAAATGATTGTAAATTTATAAAAGCTTCCCCACAATCACTACAAGAGTCTCAAAGTAGAATTTAAAAAGTGAGCAGATTTAATTCTTTTTATTTTTTACATATTCCAAAAACTGGCGGAAGACTTTTTTTTTATAATGTGCTATTTCCATTAAAAAATATTTTACTTGAAGCAAAAATAAAAGAACTAAATAGTTTACAGATGGATGGTCCAATC